TTGATTCTAGGCTAGCCAATCTTTCTTGTAACTGTCCGTCGGCCTTTTGCTGTTGCTCTCTAGTTCTTTTTGTTACGGCTAACTGAAAGCCTTCAACATCAGGCAATGCTCTCTGATAATACTTTGGGAACAACTCGGCAAATTGAGTAGGAGTCAATGCAGATAGAAGGCTTGCACCTGCATCAGGACTTTGAGCAAGATCCATTCTTTTCTGAATAGGCAATATCTTAAACAACTGAAAAGATATTGATTGTGACTTAAGCATTTATTACCTTACCCTGTTCTTTGCAGGTTGCATATTGACCCTGCTGACATTCTGATTTGTTCTCGCCTGTGCTTCATAATCTCTTTGTTTGGCGTCTTCTTCTTTAATGTGCTGTTCCAATAGATCGATATAAACATATCTTTCCCATGGCATCATACTTTCTATTTCATTCAATCCCCACTTATGATGCTGCATTAGAGCAAAGTTGGTTCTAAACAAAGTAGAAAGACTGTCTTGCCCCATAATTAGAAAAAAAAATCATAGAAGTCTTTGTACCTCACATTATGCTCAAAGCCACATTTGGTGCATTTCTCTTTAAGTTCTACAGCAAACGATGGAAAGTTATCAACATACTTTTCCAAGACTCTAAACTTTTCTTCTGTTAGTCCTTCAACAAATTCTTTTAGCTGTTCGAACTTGTAATCGGAAGACTTATACACACCCTTTTCATCGTATATGCTTTCGATACTAGCGGCGATGATGCTTGACTTAACATCTACCGAGTTATTAGATTCCATTCTTTTCATAACATCGTATGTTGGATAGGTCATCTTAACACCGGTAGTATTTGTCAGTTCTATCTTATTACTGATACTATCATCCTTCTCTATAACAGCATTGGCAATGTTGAGTTTTGCAGGAAACACATTCCCACATTCAACACCATCAACCACATTCTTACATGTCAGATTGATATCTACGCTATCACCCATAGACTTTGCTCTAAGATAGATAAACAAAAAGTCTACATCATAGAAAGGTGCTTTGTTAACATCAAACTTGCCAGACACGATACAGTTATTGATAATCTGTTTGACTGTTTGAATAATCTCGTTTGGGTTCTTTGACTCTACAGCCATCAGCAAAAGCTTTTCTTCTTTTACAGTGAATGGCCTGACTTTAATCTCTTTACCAGTTGATGGTATTTTCACATCATATGTTGGCAAATCAATCTTAGGTAACTCCATAATAAATCTCCATTAATTAAACATTCGGTGGTCTAGGTTCTGGTGCGTTTGTCTCTCCGGCATATTCACCTGTGATTGCTGCAACATCACCGTAATCCCAATAACGATATGTGAACTCTACTTCTAAGAATAGAAAGTCGGTATCCATCCATGTCACTGGCTGAGGCTTTACAAGAGACGGCCAGGCTTTTCTGAGTGTCCATGCATAGTTCAATTGTAATTCAGATGAATTTTGTGGTCTATTAGGTTCGCCAATTTCTGAATAATGATACATGACAATATCACTGTAATAGCTATTAGGATACTCAAAATTAAAGGTCGTCGTTGGATTGATGATACTCTGCCAATCGTCAAACACCTGTCTTTCTAGGCTGTTGTTGCGGCAGATAAAAGAGAATGCCGCTGTGCCATACTTAGAGTTGATAGGAAATGTCTGAGGTGCACCGTAATATCTGGTTGATAATAGATCAAAGCCTCTGCCAGGAAATTCTGTGGCGTAACATGCATAGAGAAGATTGTTTAACTGGCTATAATACGGACGACTAGTCAATCTGTTTGACCCGATAGGCTTAATCTGAACCGCAAAGCGAGCGAGTTTTGAAATACCACCCATATCATTCAATGAAGACTGGAAGTAATCTAGTCCTAGTCTGGTAGGTTTATTGGGAAAATTAATAGCCATCGTTGATCATTCTCTTGTCGATAATTCTTGTTTCTTTGAAACTGATAGCCATTTCTACTGCAACGGGGTAACCGTTCGAGAATGTGCTATACAGTCCTTCAGCGGGAGCATAGTTGACACCAATAGCATCAATGTAACCTTCGTATATCTTTGGTAGTTTGGGTGTGCCAGATGTATCATTTCTTTCCCATCTACCATTGACCAATACATTATAGTCAATTTTAAATTTTGATGGTGATGCAGCGAACCAACCCTGTCTAGCACCAGTAGTACCGCCACCTAGAATTTCAGGTGCAGCATGGAATCTCATTCTTCTACAGATATTTTCTACTGCAATTGATTCTTGTTCTGTTTCTGGTGCAAATAGAAAAGCGAATGTGAACTCTCTGAGGTTTGTGCTTTCGTAAATAACTTCAATTGCAGGGTTTAGAGGTGCGCCTAGCAATGATGCGGTTGTTTCAATAGCGTCTGCATAGCCGCTCATACCCATCATACCTAGTGCAACTCGTGACAACTTAACATCGCCATAAGTATGTCTCTGCTTATATGAGTAACTATCTTTTCCCATAGGCATAGGCAATACAAATGTATCAGCTTGCGCCGGATTAAATGTTGATCCTGATATAGCGCCAGGCGTAGCAGTAATACGCATGTAATGCCCGTTTCTATCATCATAAAGATGTGACGGAAACTCATATATGGCCATTTATTGTCTCCTAGTAAACTACATATTATTTAGTGAGGTATATAGATGGCAAGAGAATACAAACAAGGCTTCTTCAAACCAATGTTTCCCAAAAAGTATAGAGGTGACCCAACCAATATCGTATATCGTTCTGGTTGGGAGAAGCAAGTAATGAAAAATCTAGATGAGAACTCTAGTATCGTAGCATGGTCTTCGGAAGAAATAGTAATACCATATAGATCACCAGTTGACGGTAGACTACACAGATACTTTGTCGATTTCTATGTGGAAGCTATGTTGCCTGATGGATCGATAAAGACTATGCTATTAGAGGTTAAACCCAAGGCACAAACATTAGAGCCTAAGGTGCCTAAGAGACGCACTAAAAGATTTATCTCTGAGGTTATGACCTATGGCGTTAATCAAGCCAAGTGGAAAGCGGCTAGAGAGTATTGTGAGTTTAAAGGTTGGGAATTTCAGATTATAACAGAAACGGAACTGTTTGGCAAAAAGTAAGATAAATAACCTTTATGGCAACAAAACAATATACATCGGACGAACTATCTGATTGGTTAGAAGAAAAGGCACTAAGCGCACAACCTTATGTTGCCAGAAGAAATCTAATCACATCTGATGAACGCAGCAGAAGTTCCACGATTATAGGTCGTATGTATTTCTTTAAGTATGATCCTAAGGGCAAAGCATATCTGCCCAAGTATGATAAGTTTCCTATGTGCATACCATTTAAGATGGTTCCTAACGGCTTCATAGGATTGAATCTACATTATCTTAGTGTCGGTGAGAGAACTGCATTGCTAGCCAGTTTGTCTAGATTTAGAAATAATGATCGTTATGATGAGTCGACCAGATTTGTTATTAATTATGATTTGCTGCAATCAACATATGGTATTGAGTCGTTATCTAAACCTTGTATTCATAGGTATATGTTTAGTCATTGTAAGTCGAGATTTGTTGAAATATATTCTTATGAATACGAAAAAGCAATACAGCTACCAGTAGAAGATTGGGTATTTAAAAGGTAATCTAAATGGCATCTAATAGACAATCAAAGTTCTTTGATGTATTTCCTACGATTAAGTATGATATCAATAAGAACAGAATATATGAACAGACTGAGAATGTAACCAACATTTTCTTTCGTATAGGCATTCTTAAGAAGGTTATCAATAACCTATCTACATATTATACTTACACTGTTGAAGATAATGAAACACCAGAGATTATAGCGGAGAAGGTCTATGGTGATACTGGGGCTGGTTGGATCATATTATATACCAATCAGATTTTCGATCCACAATTCGATTGGCCTCTAGGCTATACTGCATTCAATTCATATATTGAAGCCAAGTATGGATCTTCCCAAGCAGCCGTTCAGACTGTCCATCATGTCGAAAAGGTTGTCACTAGACATAATCTAACATGGGATACTGTTACTGAATCGAGATATATCATTTCACCTCGTCGCTTTACAGATTATCCTGCTGGTAAGCCATTTGATTATTATGTCTGGGATCAGGCACTAGTTCCTTATCCAGACGGACCAGATCAAGACCTAACAAGTCTGACCGATGATACCACTCTTACTCGCATTGATACTATTAGTAGAAAGTTTACAGCCGACCGTGATTCCGTAAGAACAGAAGGTGGTCTATCGGTTACTGGCGTTAGAGAGTATGAGGTCATTGACGGTGATACTATTGTTATTGATACTCGTGCCGATGTTATCACCAACTATGACTATGAAAACGAATTGAACGATAAGAAAAAGCAAATCAAAATTATTAAGCCTATGTATTATTCTCAGATCATGTTGGAGTTTAATACTCTAACTGGTCACAAGGAAGATTTTGTTAGAAGGCTAATCTAATGGCATTTTCAAAAAATTCGCAATACAAAGATCAGTTTCGTGTATCGATAAAAGGTAGTATTGGCTCTTTCAAGATGGATGACACCACTGTAAAGGAAGTCATTCTGGGCGAGAGTATTTTAAATCCTAGTGTGCAAACTGCCATAACATTCAACCGATATCTCTATACACCTGTGCAAAGTCTAGACACCATGAAGGGTGAGAAATTAAATCTTACCTTGTCTAGTTCATTGACACAATCTTTTGGTGCATCTGGATTGAATATGACGGTTAATAATACCGTATATCGCCTAGATAATCGTCGTTTGATTAGCCAGAGTCCTTCTGCCGTCGAAGAATTTACTATTCATGCCTGTGACGAATCATTGCTAGAAGACGCAAAACATCTGATGAGTAAGTCATGGAAATGTGTAACTCCTAATGAGATTGTCAATGCGGCTCTCGATTGCGTTAAACACCAAGGCTCTAGAGAAATTAGCCAGTGTGAGCCGCAGAGAGATTATATTGCAGAAAATATTCATCCATTCCGTGTCATTGCACAGCAAGCAAATATGGCATTAGACGGTGATGATCCATCGTTCGTTCACTTTATGACATATGAAAACGGCGGTCAGACCAAGCATAACTTTAAATCACTCAAAGAACTAATCAATCAAGGTTCATCGATGACCTATTATTATTCTGAGGGTGGTGAAACCGATTCAACATCGTCAACCACACCTGCTAATCCATATCCTATTATGATTACCTTTCCTTGTGACTTTGATTATCTCACTGATCTATTGAATGGTGTTAATAAGTCTGGTCAGAATATCAATACAGGAACATTTCTCAATCTAGTTAATATGGGTATGAATTTTCTTGGTCAAGGTGGAGGCGGTGCTGTTCAAGGTATTGCTGGTGGTCTAAATGGCTGCTTCGAGGGCGGCAATATGAAACAATCATGGACCAATAAAGGCAATTCACACCAAGATTATGGATGCGAAACAGATGTTGAGAGATATCTATTGAAGCGTCAAGCAAGAATGGCTCTACTAGATAGAGACAAAGTGGCTCTAAGAATGGTCACAGCATGGAACCCATACATGCATGTCGGTCAAGTGATCGAACTTAAATGGGAGAACAAGCAAGATGGTGGTCTAGTATATGGCTCAGGTCAGTATCTAGTCACAGAATTAATGCATAAGGTTCAACTCGGTGGTTATTCAACAACCACTATGGATTGTGTATCAAAAGATGTATTGCAAGGGGTAATGAATTAATGGCTGATCCAAATAATTTTCCTGGTCCTCTAGGACAATTTCAAGTATGTGTAGTTGGTTCGGGTGGTGATCCTGAAAAGAAAGGCACCGAAGATGGTGATTTTCCTACAGATCAATCATGCACATCTAAACTATATTCGCCTATGGATCACAGTGGTCAGGTTGATTTAGGTCATCTAAACTTCTCACCACTAAGCATGACACCTACACAGTTCGGACAACAATCGTTTCCTGGTGTTATGGACCCTGGCACACCTGTTCTCGTATTAAAGACACAAGGTGCGGCTTCTGGTATCGTATTAGGGCAGCTTAATGCTCTACAGAATCCTTCTACTGGTTCTGGTGGTGGCAGTCTTATGGGCCAAAACTCTACATTTGGTAAACTGAAACAAAGAAAGTTGGGCATCAAAGTTCCACCAGAAGTCAAAGAAGGACAGGCAGAAGACGGAACAAAGATCAGAGAGATTAAAGAAAAGAACGAAGAACACCGCTTTGAACTATTAGAAGGACTGCCTATTCACGGTGCTTTGTTTGATATGGCTGGATTTAAATTGCCAGAGATTAGTAGCGTACCTACTGCTAAACAGACAAACGATAGCATGATGACAACTGATATGCTGCAAGGTCTAATGGGCCAAGTCATGTCAATGAGTCAGATGTTTCAAGGTCTCATGGGTAATCGTGGTGGTTCAGGACAAGGCGGTGGTGGTTACGGTAATGTTCCACCAGCAACTAATACTGGCAATAATAGAATTGAATATATCACACAGCAATATGAAAGACAGAATAGACCAGAACTAGCCGCTGCTCTACAAAATCTTAGTATTCTATGTCAGGGCTATGATATTGGTGATAGTGGTTCTGCATACTTTGTCAATAAAGTAGTCGATCCAAACACATACTTACAACAGGCAGAAAGTCTATTGCTACAGTGTGAGACATTAGATGACATGATGACAACGCTAAACCGTTTGCAGTATGATACTACTCTATTTGGTAGAGAAAATCTTAGAAACTATGAAATAGCCATTGATACTGCCTGGGGCGCAGCGAAACAGGTAATTGATTTCGAAGGCGAGATTTCTATTCTATATGATGCAAACACTCTGAATAACATTAATACATTTGCCAATACAATCACAAGTAATAATACCAGTCCGGGTATCGGTTCTATGCCATATGGTGGTTCTGGTAGTGGTTCTGGAGGAGGTGGCGGTGGTTCTGGCAATATGTTCGGTCAGTCATCAGGACAGATTATGGAAATGATGAAGCGTCTAGCTCCACAAGGCGAACAAAACGCCAAAGATATGCACGAGAAACTAAACACCGACCAAGACTCGAATAAACTATTTGAGATTGTTAAGAAGACTATTAACGGTGGTAACCCACTTGATCCATCACTATTCAAGGGCATGATGTAATGGCAACAAAAAAGTTTAATCCTAACTCAGAGCGCAAGACTACGCCCAAGAAATATAAAGTGCCTAAAGATGTCCGTGAAGAAGAAGGCGCTGGTAAATATCCTAATTATTGGTCTTACAAGTCTCGCTCAGGACATAATATCATCATGGACGACTCTAAAGATCATGAGTCGGTAACTATTCAGCATCGTTCTGGTTCTGCTATTCAAATGCGGCCAGATGGTTCTGTGCATTTCACTACACACAATGGTAAGTATGAAGTTATCTTTGGTGAAGATCGTATTACAGTATCGGGCGCACAAGATATTACCGTGAAAGGTGATGCATCGCTTAGAGTATTTGGTGACTACAATGTTACCTGTCACAAGAATTATAATCTAACTGTCATGGGTGATTATAATTTCACAGCCAAGAACCTAAACAGAATGGTTCGTGGTAATATCGATACACAAGCCAAGAATGAAACAAAGAAACTAGAAGGTTCTTCTGGTATGATGGCACATGGTGCTATTGCTCATGTTGCTAAAGGCGCAGCATCGTTTATTTCTCATGGTGACCAAGTTCATGTTGGTGGTGGAGGTGGCACTAATCTTCACATGCCTGGCGAAGACGGTCAATTGACAGTCTATAATAACAAAGGCGCTACACATATCGAGAATAAAGACGGCAAACTAGACATGAAGGTAACCGATGGCGAACAAAAAGTTTCTCTTGTCGCTTCTGGCGGCAGTCTTCATACGCAAGCAGATAAGGATATTCAAACAGAAGCCCAAGAAAATGTTAAGGTAGAAGCACAGAATACCGCTAAATTCAAAGGTGGATCATCTGCTGCGCTTGAAGGCGCCACTACACATGTTTCTGGTACCACAGTTCATGTTAAAGGTGATACAACGACACATGTTGATGGTGGCACAGTTAATCTTGCAGGCGGACAAGCAACGCAACTAGACTTTAATTTTGCTGAAATGATTTCTGCTGCTGGTCTTCCTTCTATTAATTCTGGTATGGCAAATCAACCAATTGCAGAAGCATCTTCGGAAGAATGGCTCAGTAAACTAGCCTAAATATAACAAATAGGGTTCTATAAATGGCAGATCAAAGCGTACCGTATATTTCAAGAGTACCAGACTATTGCGATATAGATTTGGATTTCATGAAACATCCAAAGACGAATCAGCTTATTCTTAAACACGGTAGGGATGCTGTTATTAGATCAGTTCGCAATCTAGTATTCACTAACTACTATGAGAGACCTTTTAAATCTGGTATTGGTTCCAATATCAGAGCATTGCTATTTGAGAACTTCACACCGACAACTCTACTCGTCCTTCAAGATGAAATACGCCGTGTATTAAATGAATTTGAGCCTAGAATTGAGGTTCAAGATATTAGAGCCAGCGAAGATATAGACAGAAATGGTTTTGATATAACCATTGAATTTGTTATTCTAAATAGAAATGAGCCAGTTGTCACGACGGTATTCCTAGAAAGGATTAGATAATAGCTATGGCATCCGCAAATTCAAACGCAGCACTAAGAGTCACAGAATTAGACTTTACATCGATTAGAGAGAATCTTAAGGAATATCTTCGTTCACAAGATACCTTTCAAGATTATGACTTCGAAGGTTCTGGTCTTGCTGTTCTATTAGACATGCTTGCCTATAACACTTATTACAATGCTTTCTATATGAACATGCTTGCCAATGAGTCTTTTCTAGATACTGCACAGATCCGTCAGAACATTCTATCACATTCTAAGGCTATTGGATATGTGCCTGCTTCCGCTCGTGGTTCACAGGCAGTTATCGATGTTTATGTTAAGCCAACCAGAAATGAAATAACAACTATTCCTACAATCACACTAGAGAAATATACTAGACTTCTAGGCACAGATGTTAATGGTATTAATTATCCTTTCGTAACAGTTAACTCAAATACTGTTTCAAAGTTTGCCTCCGCATTCACCTTTTCTAATGTCGTTATTAAGCAAGGCGAGGCAATTACTCAGCAGTTTAAGGTAGATGCATCTAATCCATACAGAAGATTTGAATTGCCTTCTGCTAATGTCGATACATCAACCCTTACTGTTCTAGTATTCGAGTCATCAAGTAATTCATACAGTGAAGAATATTCACTAGCAAATGACTTGACAGAACTATCACCAGACTCATTCGTATATTTCGTAGAAGAAAACGAAAATCTTAATTGGACTGTTTACTTTGGCGATGGTGTTCTAGGTTATAAGCCTAAGAACGGCAACATTGTTCAAATCACCTATCTCGATACAACAGGAGCAGCCGCTAATAATATCGGTGGCTTTAAGTTCGTTCAGCCAGTTGGTGGTTATTATCGTGAAGATGTTAGAGTTACCACTAGACAGGCATCAAGAGGTGCGGTGGATAAGGAAGATATCGAAACAATTCGTATTCGTGCGCCTAATTTCTATACTGCACAAAATCGTGCTGTTACAACAACCGATTATGAATCAACTCTTGTTAAGAATTATCCAAATATCGACGCCGTTTCTGTTTGGGGCGGTGAAGATAATGTTCCTATTCAATATGGCAAAGTCTTTATGTCATTTAAGACCAAAGGCTATTACAAGCTATCTGATCAGGACAAAGAAATAATCAAGCGTGACTATGTTAGAAATAAGAATGTTGTCACTGTTACACCAGAGATTGTCGATCCAGATTATGTATTCGTTGTATTGACTGGTAGAGTAACATACGATCCTAACAGAACATCAAAAACAGCTAATGAGATTAGAGAAATCGTAAGGGCTGCTATTCTTAAGTATAATAACGATGAGTTGAATACCTTTAAGTCAACTTTCCGTAAGTCTAAGTTGCAGCAGTATATTGAAGGATCAGATCCTGCCATTACAGGTTCAGATATCGATGTTTATGTCCAGAAAAGAGTTGATATGATCGTTGATGAGTTGAGAAGATACATCATCAACTATAACATGCCTCTAATGAAAAGCGATGCATACAATCGTTTCAATTCATATCCATGGATCAAAGTAATCGATACCGCTCTAAATCAGAGAAATGTTTATTTTGAAGAAGATCCAGGTGCTAACTCTGGTATCAATTCTGTCACTATGATTAATGGTGGTGACGGCTATACAGAACTTCCTAAAGTCACAATCACCGGTGACGGTGTTGGTGCTACTGCTACCGCTGTTGTGGTAGATGAAAAGGTTATCAAGATCAATGTAACCAACAAGGGTCGCAACTATACTAGAGCGCAGGTGCAGATTACAGGTCTTGGTGAAGGTGCTGCGGCAGTTCCAGTTCTAGAGACTAATCTAGGAACAGTTCGCACATATTACACCACATCAACTGGTGATCAGGTAATTGTAGATAACAACGCAGGAACGATCTATTATGACCGTGGCCAGGTTGTGCTAAATTATATTAGACCAGTAGATGTTGCCAACAATTCATTCTATGATACAGATGTTGTATCTTTCAGTGCGGTACCTGCACAGGAAATTATCAAGCCATCTAGAAATAGAATCCTAGCTATCGATGTGGATAATCCACAGAGTATTCAATTCGACGTTATTGCAGAGACATAATGCCATTTATTTCAAATAACAGAACATCAGTATTAATTGATCAACAGGTTCCGGGGTTCGTCAGAGAAGAACACGAAATCTTCTTGGAGTTTGTTAGAAGCTATTATAGATTTCTAGAAACTCCAAGTTATATCAAGCCAGTCACTTCTAATCTGACAATCAGTACCGTAATTGGTGCGACAACACCATATGGCGTAGATTATACGAACACTGTGGTTGTAAGTCTTCCTGTTGGTAGATCAAATGTTGCTATCGCTAACGGTACCAAGATTAGAATAGCCAATACAGATGTTGGTGCTTATGCAGCTAATGTCGTACCAGGCAGCAACACCTTCAATATCACAGGTAATAGTTACCCAGTGCGTTTGGTTGGTGAAAGATTTTTCGTTTACAAAACTGTTGCTAATGCACCCGGTGCCGATCTAACAAACATTATGAAGAATTTCGGTCGTTATATGGATGTCGATAACGCTCGTGATAATGATCAGATCCTTCAAACACTCTATAACAATTATATCAAGCTACTTCCCAAGAATATGTTGGCTGATAAGAACCTTGTGCTGAAACACGCCAAGGATTTCTATAGATCAAGAGGCTCGGAAAAGTCTATTCGTTTCTTGATGAGAGCCTTATATAATACAACTGCCGAGGTTTATTATCCTAAGCAAGATGTTCTTAGAGCGTCAGACGGTAAGTGGTATGTTGAAAGAGCATTAAGAGTCCAGAACGGCGCTATTAACAATGTTGCCAACTCTATGGTCTATTCATATTTTCAGAATAAAGAAGTTAAAGGCTTGACTTCTAAAGCAACTGCACTAGTCGAGGCAGTTAATGTATTCTATGATAACAATACACTTGTTACCGAACTAAGAATTTCAAACTCTAATAAGCCATTTCTATCTGACGAATCAATCTATGCACTATTCGAAGAAGACGGACAAGTAAAATATGCTACTGCTCGTATCTTCGGCGGTCAGATTGTCGATATTGATATTGTTAATGGTGGTACTGGTTATGTTGAAGGTACTACTGTTCCAATTATTCCAGTAAATGGTTCTGGTACTGGCGGTCTAGTAAGAATTTCAAGAGTATCTGCCGGTGGTATTGAAAGAATCTTTATTGAAGGTTCATTGCCAGATAATGGTGGTGCAGGCTATCGTGGTCGTATAGAAGACGGTCCAGAAGCTAGAGGAGGCGATTTTATTACTGTATCTGGCGGTGGTGGTATCGGTGCTCTAGGTGAAGTAGAAAGCGTTTGGGAAAACATTTATCATCCCAATCAATATAATATTTGTAACACTAGAATTTCAGATGTTGCTAATGTTAGATGCGACATGTATGGCTTTGCTACAGAGGTCGCTAACGGTGGTTTGACTGTTGATGGTGCTTCTACAGTAGGCGAAACTGTTATTGCAGATGCCGTTGGTTACTGGTCATATTCAAATACCGGTGCAGCTAAATTTTGTTTCGTTGTCGAACCTGGTGAGAGTTATTTCGGTACACCTACATTTACCATTCAAGCAAATACAATCGTCCAAGAAATGGGCATCATCGGCAAACTAAAGATACTCAATCCTGGTCTAAATTATCAGGTCAATGATGTTATCGAGTTCCACAATAGAAACGAAGCAAATAGTTTCGGATCAGGTGCGGCTGCCAGAGTAAGCGTAGTCAATGCTGCTGGCGCTATTATGAATGTTGCATGGGTTCAAATTTCTGGTCACTATATTGGTGGTGAGGGATACGATTATACAATGATGCCTTATTGTGTAATTAAGTCAGCAACAGGAACCGGCGCTAATGTTCAGCCAATGACCACACTGGGCCGTGGTGGTTCATTTACATTCACAACAGAAGATATTGGTATCATCAGAAGATTTACTATTGTTAACCCAGGAACTGGTTACACTGTTCCACCTATTCTTGACCTAACAACAGGTCATACAGGTAATGTCGCTGTCGTTAATACTTCGGTTGTTACAGGTATCTATTCATACCCAGGTCGTTATATTAATGACGATGGCTTTATCAGCGCCCAGAATTACCTACAGAATAGAGATTATTATCAGAACTTCTCTTATGTCGTTAGAACTGACAAGCCTCTATCAAAGTATAGAAACACACTTAAGTCGCTAACACATCCTGCCGGCATGAAGATGTTTGGTCAGTATGAAAAGGAAGATATTGAAGCAACAAATATAAACGGCGCACAAGTATTCAGTAGCAGCCATTACCCAGACCTAGTAAAGACTGGTCTAATATTCCATATGTCGGCTGCTAATACTGGAACAACTACAGCAGGTAGAATTGCTAACCTCATTAATACAAGTTATGAAGGTGAAATGCTCAATGGTGTTTCTGTAACTAATGGTCTTATTCGCTTTGACGGCTTAAATGATGTTATTAGATTCCCAAATAGCACAACTCTTGATCTACAGAATTTGACACTAGAAACTTGGATCAATGTTCCTTCTACATTCCAGAATGCTGTAATTTTCCAGAAGGGTGCCAACGGAAGTCAATACTCACTAGAATTTAATCTATTGGGTGATCTAGTATTCAATGCTAAGATTAATGGTGTATGGCAACAGGCGGCCTCACTAACAGCAACTAGAGTGCCACCTCCTGGCTATGCGGCTGTTCGTCCAGGCTTTAATGCAGAAGACTATATTAGAAGCAATAGATGGACACACATTGCGCTAACATATACCTCAGGCGCACAAAGACTATATGTCAATAATACTCTAGTTGCTTCGTCAGCACTGGCAGGAACTATTGCTACAAATAATAGTGGTGTATCTGTCGGTGCATCTGGTGCATATAACGACATTTATCGTTGGAGCTATCTAATCGGTAGAATTTCAATCATGAGAGTTTATAACCGTGTGCTATCGGCAGCCGAAGTTAAACGAAACTTCAATACTGATAGAGAAAGATTTGGTGTATAATGGAAGATAGAAACTATCTGATACTACCTGTTTCAGAATTAAAGAAAGTTGATTTCGAGCAAATTCTGGAAACATCTGTTGAACATCTAAGATACACTAAAGACCTCAAAAAGACATTTATCAAATGGATTGGCGATCAACCAGACTTCGTATCTAAACTAAAGAATACCGATGGTCCTTATACTCATGAAGAAATGCTAGAGATAGTAAAAGATGAGGAATGGGACCCTCCGACAAATGATGCTAAATAATACAATTAAATTAATAAGAGAATAGTAATGCCATCTTCACATTCAAAAGACCTTGAAATTCATAATGCCAAGATGTTCAAAACATCTGTGGCTCAGAATGTTACCAATTTATACATGACAATTGGCAAAACATCTCCATGGCCATCTGATACTAATCCACCTGTTCCAACCACTTCCGTTTCAAGTATTGTTGATATCTATAAGAACATGCTTGGTGGTAAGAAAGTCACTGGTAATGATATCAGACATTGTATTCCTAGATATAACTGGACTCCAAATGAAATCTGGAATCAGTATGAAGACTTTTGGGATTCATCGGCTCTAACTGCCGCTAACAATAAATTCTATGTTGTGACAGACGATTTTCATGTCTATAAATGTTTGTCTAACAACTATGGTGGTATTTCTACCGTAAAGCCTGCTGGCACTCCTACTTCTCTACCATTCACTACTTCCGACAAGTATGTTTGGAAGTATATGTATTCTATTAGTGCAGAAGAACAGACACAGTTCACTACCGCAAACTTTATTCCAGTTAAGACTCTAACAATTGCCGACGGCTCTACACAGTGGTCAGTGCAGACTAATACCATCGAAGGAACTATTAGTAACATTAGAGTTGTTACCCGAGGTGCTAATTATACCTCATCTAATATCAATGTTCGTATTATTGGTGACGGCTTCAATGCTAATGCTTTTGCTGTTAGAAATACAACTGCTAATAATATTTCAGAAATCGTTATCGATGATCCTGGATACGGATACAGCAGAGCAAGCGTAGTAATCAGTGGCGGCGGTGGTCAGGGCGCATTTGCTAGAGCAGTTATTCCTCCACCAGGTGGACACGGATCAGACCCAGTAACAGAACTAGGCGGTTCTTATCTTATCATTTCTGTTAAACTCGCTGCATCTGAAAATAACAAGCTAACAGTTGCTAACGACTTTAGACAAGTTGCTATTATTGCCGATCCAACAAAAAGACTATCAACTACTCCGTTTACGAATACTACATTCTCACAAGTAACAACCGTTTCTGTTTCTGGTGTTTCTGTAAACTATGAAAAGGACGAGTTTGTCTATCAGGGGTTGTCTTTCACAGCCTCATCATTCAGAGGTATCGTATCAGATTGGGATGGCTTTAATACTCTTAGACTATACGGTATTGAAGGTCTACCTACAAACGATAGATTGATAGGCTATTCATCAGCCGCTGTTCGTCAGCTAATCACCGTAACACAACAGCCTGAACTGGAAACCAATTCAGGTAAACTATTATACATAGATAATATAGAACCAGTTCAACGAGATCCGAACCAGACCGAGAACTTCAAGATCGTATTAAGTTTCTAAAAGGAAAAGAACAAAATGGCAGCCAATACTGTATTGACAACTAACTTCAATGTAAGTCCTTACTATGATGATTATGATTTCAATAAAGATTTTTATCGCATTCTATTCAAGCCTGGTTATGCCGTCCAGGCTCGTGAGCTAACACAGCTACAGACTATCCTTCAAGAACAGGTTACTCGGTTCGGTCGTCACATGTTCCGTGAGGGTTCTATTGTTCTTCCTGGTGGGTTCTCAGTTCAGACAAGTGAAGGCTTCGCATCTGGTGGTTCGGCTGTCGATTATGTTAAGATCAAAGACCTTAATACTCTAAACAATACAGTAAATGTCAATAACTTTAAGAATGTTGTTCTAACTGGTGCCACAACTGGTATTCAGGCAATTGTTATTGATGTTCTAGATGGTGTTCAAACATCAACTAACACCAAGACTCTTTATGTTCGTTACACTAGAGCATCAACCAACTCAGCACTTAAAGTATTTCAGCCAAACGAAGTTCTTAATTCAAGTGTAGGAACTGCCGTTGCTCTTGCTTCTAGTCCAACTGGCTTCGGTTCAAGATTTCAGATTGAAGAAGGTGTTATATTCGCTAAGAACCATTTCATCAAGTTTCCAAAGCAGTCTATCATTATTGAAAGATACAATAGAAACCCATCAAAGATTGTAGGTATGCTTCTATCAGAGGAGATTGTAAGTTCTGAGGAAGATACTTCACTACTCGATCCTGCTCTTGAATCATCAAACTATGCCGCACCTGGTGCTGATAGATTTTCTATCTCACCAACTCTATACACATATAATCTAACAGATCAGATTGATCAGCAGGACTTTATTTCTCTTGTTAGAATTGAAAATGGTATCGTAACGGAAAGAAACGATAGACCAGAATACAATATTATTGCCGATGAAATGGCAAAGAGAACCTTTGATGAATCGGGCAACTATCTTGTAGGTGGTATGGCCGTTCAGATTAGAGAGCATGACAATACAGGCAGTAATTTCGGTCGTTACGATAACGGTAATAACCAGCTTCTAGCCGTTTCTGTATCAGCCGGTACTGCATATGTCAAAGGTTATGAAATCAATTATGAAACTACACAGGAACTTGTAACAAGAAAAGGTCTTGATGTAGCCAGCGATACTCATATCATTACCACAACCATGGGTTCATATGTTGTGGTTAATGAAGTTATCGGTATGTGGGAGCAGAACAAGGGTGCTGTTATTTACCTTTATGATACCGCACAGAACTCAATCACTGATAAGAAATTAGCAACTAGTGCCGCTGCCGGAACTCTAGTTGGTTATGCTAAAGTTCTATCACTAGAATATGTTGATGGCAGAGAGGGCTACGATGCTCAGTATAATCTTTATCTAACAGATGTGCAATATGTTTCTGGTTATGGTCCAGGTAATGTTCAATCGTTCTATATGCCTGCCACTGGCGCTAAGGCAGACATTGTAGGCAGTTCATTTGTTCTACAAGCACAGGATTCATATCTTCTTTACGATACTGGTTCACTATCAACCAAGAGCGTTAGAGATAAGGATGATCCAACTACATCTGCAACATCATTCTCATTCTTAAAGACTGAGGGTATCGATAACACTGTTGCTATTGATACAACTGGTCTACTGTCAATTACTATACCATCAGGTATTGAAACTCTACCTTATGGTACGACAACTCTTGCAAGTGCTGATAAGAGAGAAATCAAACTCGTATTGAAAGCCAATACAAACCTCAGCCTTCCAGGAACTGTAACCGGAACTGTGGGTGCAACCAGACTTCTTGGTGATCTAAGCACAAACTTCCTAACATTGAATGTTGGTGACAAGGTTAGATTCTCTGGCAACAGTTTGACTTATACTGTTACAACTGCATCTGCAAATAACAGAGATTTGATCGTCAGCCCAGGTATTCCTGCACTAGCAGGCAATACAGTAACCAAGGTTTATCTAGTTGGTGATATCATCGATCTAACAACTAAGGGTGCTAATACTGGCACTGTTAGATCAGTTACCACAACTCCATCATCATTGACAATCGATCTTAAAGAAACATTCTCATCAACTGTAGCCGCTGCTGTTACATTCCCAGTAGCAAGAGTTACCGCTCGTGAAATGTCAAAGGTTCTTAGAACCAATAGATATGTTAAGATCAATGCATCAACTCTACCTAATCTAACTGGTCCTATCAATCTAGGTTTCAGTGATATCTATAGAATTAAATCTATCAGAAAAGGCTCAGGTTCTTACCCAACATCTAATACTGGCGGAACAGATGTCACATCTTCGTTCATTTTCAACAATGGACAGACAGATAACATGTATGATCACGGTTATATTAGACCAAGATCAGCTATGGAAGCAACCGATAGACTTCTTATTGAGTTGGATTACTTTGATCATACCGCTACCGGTACTGGCGGTTACTTCTCTGTCGATTCTTATCCTATTCAGGACAATGATGCTCTATTCAATGCAGAGACAAATATTAGAACTGAGAATGTTCCAAGATACAGAACTGCAACCGGTAAGTTGATTGATCTAAGAAATGTTCTAGACTTTAGACCTGTCAAGAATAACATTGCTACTGCGGCGGTTCTACCATCAGCAGCAACAGAAAATCCAGGTATTGCATATATATCAACATATCCTAAGGCTGCTTGGGCAACATTTAAGTTTGTCAGTCAGGGCATCAAGATTCCTATGCCATCGAACCCTCTGACATTTGATGTTCAGAACTATCTTGGTCGTATCGATCTTGTTACACTAGACAAGACTGGATCACTATCAGTTGTTGGTGGTGTTCCATCACTAACACCAATTACACCAAAGTTTGATCCAGATAAGTTGACTCTATCTGTATTGAAGATTCCTCCTTATCCATCACTATCACCAGCTTACGGTAATAGACTGGGCAGATCAGACTTATCATGTGCCTCCAAGGCATCTGCGATCAATAGATTTACGATGCGTGATATTGGTATTCTTCAAGATAGAATTGAGAATCTAGAATATTACACCACATTGAATGCTCTTGAAAAGGCAGCAACGACCGTAACAGTCCGTGACGAAGCCGGACTTGATAGATTTAAAAACGGTATCTTTGTTGACTCACTCAAAGACGATACACTTAGCATCAACGGTAAATCAAGCCAGTGGTGTCTAGATCCAGTTGAACAGAGCTATAGACCAATCTATACCTCAGAATCATTCATGTTCGATTTGATTAGATCATCGGGCGTTGTTGCTAGAGATAGAATGGTTATTCTAAACTACTCTGAAATGCAATTTTTAAATCAGAATGTCGCAACATCTGAAAGAAATCTCGAAAGAGCCTCATATCTATTCTTGGGACAGTTGAAACTAACTCCCGATAGAGATATCTGGACCGATACAACATTCCTAGCCGACGAAGTTCTAACAACTCCAGAGTTTGTTACACAGCAAAATCTCGGTGGTACTTACACTAAGATTTCCACGACATGGAATGATTGGTATGTAACTAACAGAACTTATACCGTTCGTAACCCTGCTGGTGGTGGTATTGTCTATCAAGGCACCGACTACTCTACAGCTAGAAGAACTGCTGATCAGTATAACACAAATTCATCTGTTAATATTGCTATTGACATTGATTGGAATAGAACAGGAACCGAATACGGAAGAAACAACCAGACTTCTTTCATTGTCCAGAACGCTACTGTTCGTGACGTTGAAATCGTTCCTTATATCAGACCTCAGGTCATTTACTGTGAAGCATCAAATCTAAAACCAAATGCAAGAATTTGGGTTTACTTTGATAACATTCCTGTATCTAATACTTGTCGCCCACTAACAGCCTCACAGTATAATACAGCATTGACCACATATAGATTTGGTTCATCAGGTCCTGTTAATCCAGGTGAGGCACTAAGTCAGGCAGTTGATGCTAACGGTGTATTCATTTCATCCATTAACATTACTGACAACCTCGTAACAGCAAGTCTTCCTGCTGCTTTAGGTAATCTTCCGGCAGAAGGAACACCTATTTTTGTTGGACTAGATGGAAAGTGCTTTTTCTCTTATAGAATACAGCAGGGACAGTTTAGAACTGGTGAAAGAAAGATGATTATCGGTGATAGCCGTGTTATTATTTCTGAATCAGGCGTAAGTCTAGATGATCCATCAGAGTCTATTACTACTGGCGCATCAGCAACATTTACGGCTGCTGGACAAAAGATGATTAAACAAAGAACTGTTATTAAGATTCCAACAGTTCAAAATGTAACCAAGCCTGTCGATGAACAGAGAAGAACATTTGATTCCGAAACAGTTCCAAGAGATCCACCACCACCTCCTCCATTCCCATGGTGGCTTTTCATGGGCTCTTGCTCTGCCTATTCATTCTTGGCAAAAACACCAAACAACGAAGAAGGTATGTTCTTAACAAGCGCAACTATCTTCGTGGGAAGAAAGTCAACTTCAACCTCAAGAGGTATTTGGTTTGAAGTTAGAGAAATTGACTCTGGCGGCGGCATTACAAGAAATCAGGTACCTGGTTCAGAAAAGCATTTTGAAAATATTGAGATCCCGATTTCTACAAACGGAATCGATAATGGCTTGACAATAACTTTTAATCATCCTCTTTTCTTGTTCAATGATACACAATATGCATTCGTTGTTCACTCTGACGCAGCCGATCCAGATACTTATATCTGGACAGCCAAACTAGGCGAGGTTGATGTTAATACAGGTGCTAGAAGAACAAGCCGTCCATACACAGGAACATATTACACAACAAACAATAATATGAACTGGGATATGGAACCTGATGTTGATATGACCATTAGATTAAGACGAGCGGAGTTCGTTAGAAACTCACTTGGTACCGCAACACTAGGTAACAAGCCAATTGATAAGCTTAGACTTGTTTCGATGAGTAAAGAATTTACACCGGCTCTTGGTGATATGTTCCATATTCCTGATAGATTGGTTCTAGATAGCACAACTAACATTGTTCCTGGCGATATCATTAAGAAGTTGTCCGGTGCAACCGTTGTTGCACAAGGTACTGTTGCATCTGTTAGCGGAAAAGTTGTTACACTAACTGGCTTCACCAACTTCTCAACTGGAACAGTTAATGTATTCAATTCAGCCAATACTGCTAAGTTCACTAGAGTTCTAGAGAACATTCAGGTTGCCTTCGGTACACTAACTAGCGTTTACACTCTACCAGGTGAATCCGGAACAATTGCAGAGTTCTCAAGTGCATCTGGTGGCTTTGTTGTCGGTCAGGTAATTAGAAGCATTAGTGATTCCACATTCTATGCTACTATCAATGAATTGCTCAACTTTGACTATTCTACTGCAACTTATGACCCAGATGTTATCAAGTTTAATGGAACATCTGTTTCTTATCAGATTGAATCAACATCAAAGTCTGATTTTACAAGAAACACAAAGGCAATGACACCTGGTGAGCAGCTTAACTATTTGAACGAAAGAACAGTTCTTTCTATTTCAAATGAAAGACTTCGTGGTGTCAATAGATCAATGAATGTTCATATTTCTATGACAACCACATCAAATGTTATTTCGCCCATTATCAACATCGACGGAACAAATGCTGTCGCAACTGATAATATCATTAGTAGTGACTATACAAATGAGACAAGTCCTGACGGCGGAAATATGCTCAATAAGTATATTTCAAAAACCGTAACACTAGCTGATGATCAAGACGCAGAAGATTTGAGAATTTATCTCTCAGCATTTCGTCCAAGAGGAACTGATATTAAGGTATGGGTAAAGTTCAAGCATCGTGAAGATTCTACTTCATTTGAAGATAGACCTTGGATTGAACTAGAAAAACTTACTGGCGAATTTAACTTCTCAACAATTTCTGAAACAAGCAGAAATGATTGGAAAGAATATCAGTATAAGATTCCTGGTGCAAACATGACTGGCACAGGCGGCGCAATCGCATATACATCATCAACTGGTGCTATATTCGAAGGCTACAAGCAGTTCTCAATTAAGATTGGACTACTGCTAGATCCTGGCGTAACTGATACAGCAATCGTGCCAAGAGTTGCCGACATTAGATGTATCGCATTGCAAATGTAATTGGAGAATAATATGAGTGAAGTTGAAGTGATTGAAATTGATATTGATGAAACACTATTTGATTTCAAAGATGGCAACGGATTAGTAGCAGCCCATCGACACCCAAAAGGAAAAGGATGGGTTGCTAACACTGCCAAAGTTGATGAAGATTGTTTCATTGGCGAAGATGCAAGAGTGTATGGAAATGCTGTTGTTTCCGGTAATGCAAGAGTATATGATAAGGCGAGAGTATATGGCGATGCCACTATTACAAACAGTGCAAGAGTATCAGGTAACTCTAAAGTATATGGAAATGCAGTAGTTTGTAACAATGCAATGATTTACGGCGATGCCGAAGTTTATGAAGATGCAAAGGTGAGAAACCATTCGCAAGTATATGGTTCAGCAATTGTTTGTGGCGATGCTGATTTATCAGGTAACATTAAGATCAACTCTAACAACATTGTTACTAGACGAGCAGTTGCTATTCTAGGTTTTGATGTTGACATAGTAATTACCGACCATCATATCACTCTCGGTGAGTATGCTATACCACCTAGCCAGATAACCAACATCGAAGGTGTTGATGAAGAATGGGCGAAGCTACTTAGCAAAGTTGCAGAATTTCACGGGTGCATAGACAATGACAAATAAAGAACAGAAAACAGAAGTTCCGGGTCTCTATAAAGTCTCTGAAGGAATACTTATAAATAGAGATACCGATGCTTTAAATGCATACAAGCGAAACAAGCAAAGAATGATGGCTGTAGATACTTTACAGCAAGATATGAAGACGGTAAAAGAAGACATAAACGAAATTAAAGAATTACTAAAGGGACTCGTAAAGTAAATGGCCAACTTACCAAACGTAGCGTTCACTGACACATTTGATCAATGGCGCATCAAAACAAATCAGATTATTTACGCATACAGTGGTAATACAGCCCAAACTCGTTCTAACAGTTTATCTGTTCGAACCACGGCCTCAATCAATGTAGGCGAAATCATTTACATTGATGTTATCCCCTCTCAGAATGTTCTCGACACAGTATCATCTAATGTTGCTGGTATTCGTGTCGTAGGTAATACATTCACTCTAGCAAACGCTACCATGATTAAGGTAAACAGCGTTGCTATTAGTGCCAATGCATGGGCAAACAATCTAGCTTCTTCTGCCAATGTTTATATCGATAGAGTAGCCGATTCGGGTAACGCTTGGTCAAATACTGTCGGTAGCTCAGGAAATTCATATACAGTAGCCGTTGGTGCTGCTGGTAATGCATGGTCGAATACTGTCGGTGCATCTGCTAATGCTTGGGCCAATACAATTGGTGCAAGATCAAACACATGGGCTAATACAGTCGGTAGCTCAGGAAATTCATACACAGTAGCCGTTGGTGCTGCTGGTAATGCATGGTCTAATACAGTAGGTGTTGCAGGAAATGCTTATACAGTATTTGTTGGATCATCAGCCAATGCCTGGTCTAATACAGTGGGTGTTGCAGGCAATGTCTATACTAATTTTGTTGGAGCATCTGGTAATGCTTGGTCTAACACTGTCGGCGCATCCGCAAATGCATGGGCCAATACCATTGGCGCAAGATCAAATACTTGGGCCAATACAGTAGGCACATCAGGTAATGCTTATACTGTAGCAGTCGGAGCATCAGGAAATTCATACACAGTAGCCGTTGGTGCTGCTGGTAACTCATACACTGTCGCTGTAGGTGTCGCTGGTAATACTTATACGGTAGCAGTCGGCGCTGCTGGCAATGCTTGGTCTAACACTGTCGGTGCTTCTGCTAATGCATGGTCAAATACAGTTGGTGCATCAAGTAATGCATGGTCAAACACAGTAGGAACATCAGGTAACTCATATACTGTAGCAGTTGGCGTAGCTGGAAACAATTATACTGTAGCTGTTGGCGCTGCTGGTAATGCTTGGTCAAACACAATTGGTGCAAGATCCAATACATGGGCTAATACTGTAGGTACATCAGGTAATGCTTACACTGTAGCAGTCGGAGCATCAGGAAACGCTTGGTCTAATACAGTAGGCTCATCAGGAAATGCATACTCTGTAGCCGTTGGAGCCGCTGGTAATGCTTATACAGTAGCAGTTGGAACCGCAGGAAATTCTTATGCAGTAGCCGTTGGAGCCGCTGGAAATGCTTATACAGTAGCAGTAGGATCATCTGCTAATGCATACTCTATAGCTGTTGGCGCTGCCGGCAATGCTTATACTGTAGCAGTAGGATCATCTGCTAATGCATATGCTATTGCTGTAGGAACAGCTGGTAATAATTATGCTATTGCTGTCGGATCATCTGCTAATGCTTGGTCAAACACAATTGGTGCAAGATCAAATGCATGGGCCAACACTGTAGGTACATCAGGTAATGCTTATGCTCAGTCAGTCGGTTCATCCGGCAATACATATATGCTTGCCGTTAATGCATCAGGTAATGCTTATACTGTAGCAGTTGGAGCCGCAGGAAATGCTTATACAGTAGCCGTTGGTGCTGCTGGTAATTCTTATACAGTAGCCGTTGGTGCAGCATCTAATAGCTGGGCTAATACAGTAGGCACTGCCGGTAATAACTACTCAGTATCAATTGGTGCAGCATCTAATGGTTGGGCCAACACCGTCAATTCAGCAATTTACGCACAGATTCAGAACTTAACTCTAAATCAGAACCAAGTTTCAGAATCTATGGTTGCAGCCGCTAATGGCTGGGCTAATACAATTGGAGCAAGATCAAATACCTGGGCCAACACCGTTGGATCATCTGGTAATAGTTATATGCTTGCTGTTAACGCAGCCGGTAATTCATACACTGTAGCAGTTGGAGCAGCCGGTAATGCATATGCAATATCAGTTGGCGCATCATCAAATGCATGGGCTAACTCTATTAACTCACATGCTGGTGCAACTTTCTACACCAAGTCAGGTGGTACAATTAGTGGCGATGTTACCGTAACTGGCAACCTTGTCATCGCTGGACAGACAACATACGCCAATACACAAACACTAATGGTTGGCGATAATATCATTGTTCTAAACGCTGACTGGTTCGGTTCTGTTATTCCTACAGAAGATGCTGGTATCGAAGTTAATCGTGGTCTAACTTCAAATGCTGTCTCTGTTCTATGGAACGAAACCTTAAACAGATGGACACTTAATGACGGTACAGGCAACTATGGTATTGCAACCAATACCCATGTTGAGAGTGCTAATGCTTGGGCCGCTGGAAGCATTCAGCTTACCGCAGTTAGTGCCAATACACTAGCCGGTAGAATGGCTAACAGTGCTAATAACTGGGCTAATACCAAGATTGGTGCCGTTACAAGTAATAGCACCTCAAGAATTTGGGCTAACAATACCACCGATGCATCAAGCAATGAACTTGTATTCATTGACCTTGCTCAGTCAGGTGTTACAGCAACCACATATGGTAGTGCTACTGTTACTCCAGTATTTACAGTCGATGCTTACGGTCGTATTACATCATCAGCTAATGTTACATCGATTGTTCCAATCTCATCTGGTGTATCTGGACTAGGAACTGGTGTATCAACTGCACTAGCTACCTCTGTAGGTACTGCCGGAGCATTCGTCACCAATGGTGGTGCTCTCGGTACACCATCAAGTGGTAACCTAGGAAACTGTACCTTCCCAACTCTAAACCAGAACACAACTGGTTCCGCTGGATCATTGACAACTGCCAGAACCCTAACTGTTGGTTCAACTGGCAAGACATTCAATGGCACTGCCGATGTTTCTTGGACACTATCTGAAATTGGTGTTATTGGTGTCGCTGCGGCTGCTAATAACTGGGCCAATACTAAGATTGCTGCTGTTACAAGCAATAACACTACTAGAATTTGGGCCAATAATGTTGTTGATGCCTCAAGTAATGAACTTGTATTCGTTGATCTTGCAACATCTGGTGTTGCTGCCGGTACATACGGCGGAGCTTCAACCATACCATCATACACTGTAGATGCTTATGGAAGAATTACATCAGCATCTAATATTACAGCATCTATTCCAATCTCTACCGGTGTATCTGGACTTGGTACCGGTGTTGCTACTGCACTAGCTACCGCAGTTGGCTCAGCCGGTGCGTTTGTTACAAATGGTGGTGCGCTAGGCACACCATCTTCTGGTACATTAATAAACTGTACCTTCCCGACACTAAATCAGAACACAACTGGTTCAGCAGGCACACTAACAACAGCAAGAAATATTAACGGAACTGCATTTAATGGTTCTGCTGATATCACCACTGCCAATTGGGGTACTGCTAGAACTATTACAATTGGTGATACTGGCAAATCAGTTAATGGTTCAGGAAACTATACTTGGACACTATCTGAAATGGGTGTTGCTGCAAATGATGCCACTGTCAATGTTGGTACTACATCAATCGTATTGAATAGAGCCTCAGCAGCGCAGTCACTAACTGGTATCACCTCCATTGATGGTTCGGCTGCTAAACTAACTACAGCAAGAGCCATCAATGGTACTAATTTTGATGGTACTGCTGCTATTACTACCGCAACATGGGGTACTGCTAGAACAATCACCATTGGATCGACCGGTAAGTCTGTCGATGGATCGGCCGCTGTATCATGGACAGTAGCAGAAATTGGTGCAGCAGCCGTTGGTGCAACCACTTATGTTGGTACTACCGCTATTACACTTAATAGAGCATCCGCAGCACAGTCATTGACCGGCATCACCTCTATTGATGGTTCCGCTGCATCATTGACAACCGCTAGAAACATCAATGGTACAGCGTTCAATGGTACGGGTAATATCACCACTACCACTTGGGGTACTTCTAGAACAATCACCCTCGGCGATACTGCAAAATCTGTTGATGGTTCAGGCAACTATACTTGGACACATAGCGAAATGGGTGTGGCCGCTAACGATTCTACTGTCAATGTTGGTACTACTTCAATAGTATTAAATAGAGCATCGGCAGCGCAGTCACTAACTGGTATTACATCTATTGATGGTTCAGCCGCTACACTAACAACCGCTAGAAACATTAACGGTACTGCATTCAATGGATCGGCAGCAATTACTACTGCCACATGGGGTACTGCAAGAACCATTACAATTGGATCGACCGGTAAGTCTGTTGATGGTTCTGCCGCAGTATCTTGGTCATTGGCCGAAATTGGTGCTGCCGCTGTAGGAGCAACTACTTATGTTGGTACTACTGCCATCACACTCAATAGAGCATCAGCCGCACAATCGCTAACCGGTATCACTTCAATTGATGGATCGGCTGCTACATTAACAACAGCAAGAAATATTAACGGTACAGCCTTTAACGGTTCTGCTGCTATTACTACCGCTACATGGGGAACTGCCAGAACAATCACTATCGGTTCAACCGGAAAGAGCGTGGATGGTTCTGCTGCTGTTTCATGGTCACTAGCCGAAATTGGTGCTGCCGCTGTAGGAGCAACCACTTATGTTGGTACTACCGCCATTGCTCTTAATAGAGCCTCGGCTGCACAGTCACTAACTGGTATTACTAGTATTGACGGATCGGCTGTTACATTTACTAGCACAACTCAAAATTCACAGTTTAACTCAATCGGTGTTGGTACCGCTGGTTCTGGAACTGCTGGTCAGATTAGAGCAACAAACGATATTACAGCATTCTATTCATCCGATGCTTCATTGAAGGAGAATGTTAAGACTATCGATAATGCTCTTGCCAAGATCGAAAAGATCAATGGTGTTGAGTTTGATTGGACAGACGCCTTCATTGAAGCCCAAGGTGGTGAAGATGATTACTTTGTTCGCAAGCATGATATTGGTGTTATCGCTCAAGAGATTGAAGCAGTTCTTCCAGAAGTTGTTGCAACTAGAGAAGACGGAATCAAAGCAGTCAAGTATGATCGTATTGTTCCGCTTCTAATTGAAGCAATCAAAGAACTAAAGACCGAGCTAGATGAGCTAAAAGCTAAATAAGAGGAATAAATAGGAAAGTAAATGGCAGAATACGCAGAACTTTACATAGACAGAGGTGCGGATTTCAATGTAGTAATTGAATTAAATGATGACAATACGAATATGCCACAGAACACTTCTGGGTATGTTATAACAAGTCAGTTAAGACGCTCTTTACTGTCCGTAAACGCCTCTGCCAATCTAACTTGCTCAGTATTAGATGGATCAAATGGCGAACTATCACTGTCAATGACGGCAGCGAATACCGCTAATCTAAGACCCGGTAACTATTTCTTTGATGTTAAAGTTGTTAACCCTAGAGCGCAAAACGAAACAACGAGACTAATAGAGGGTGTGATTTTCGTAACACATGGCATAACTCGATAGGACTAAAATGTCAATCATTGTTAGAACACAACCCAAGAATAGAATTTCTATCAACATACAGCAACAGTCAAATATTAAATCTGTAGGATTGTCAGGTAAACAAAACCTTAAAGAAAATTTGAGACAATTGAATGATGTTGATGCTACCAGCTTGAATAACAACGAAACTATTGTTTATGATGAGGCGAGTGACAAATTTGTAGTTAGAGAATTGCCCATCGTAAACGGAGGAACCTTCTAATGAGCAATACAGTAATTCAGATTAAACGATCAACAGGGACGACCACCCCACCAGGTGGTTCGCTCTCTGCCGCAGAACTAGCGTATTCCTACGCTTCCGATAGACTCTTTATCGGCACAGCAAATGGTCTAAGCGTTAATGAAATCGGTGGTACCTATTGGGTAAACCACACAATAGCTGCCTTTGAACATGCAAACTCGGTGGCTAGTGCTGCCAATGCATGGCTAGGCACAGTTGCAGCCTCTGGTAATGCATGGGCTAACACAGTTGGTACCTCAGGTAATGCTTACGCCGAATTTGTTGGTGCATCTGCTAACACATATGCAACTGATACATTCTATGCCAAGACAGGCGGCACCATTTCAGGTGATGTTGTCGTTTCTGGTAACCTAACAATTTCAGGTGTTACAACTTATGCCAATACTCAGACATTGAATGTTGGCGATAACATCTTCGTTCTAAATGCCGATCTTCCAGCAGGTGCTTCACCATCTGAAAATGCTGGTATGGAAGTTAATCGTGGTAATCAGAACGATGTCGCAATTCTTTGGGACGAGTCTCAGACAGTTTGGACATTCACTAATGATGGTTCGACATATCACCAAATTGCTTCTAACACATTTGTTAACAGCGTAGCAGCCAGTGCCAATGCTTATGCACAGGCCGTTGGTGTTGCAGGTAATAATTACACTGATGCCGTTGGTGCTGCTGGTAATGCTTATACTGTAGCAGTCGGTACAGCCGGTAATGCTTACACCAATGCAGTCAACACAAAAATCTTCCAGACATTCTCTGATGCAGCAAATCTAGTATCTGGTATCATTGCATCTGCAAGAGTTTCGGGAACATACTCAGGAATCACCGGTGTTGGTACTCTAACTTCTGGTACATGGAATGCAGACACAATCACTGTTCCATACGGTGGTACCGGAAAGAATCTATTTACAACTAATGGTATCCTATTCGGAAACAATGCAGGTTCTCTACAGGTTACTTCTGCCGGTACTGAAGGACAAGTTCTACAGGCCGATGCATTTGGTGTTCCAGCGTTTGGTATGCTAGATGGGGGAACATTCTAACTAACACGGAGACTTTATTATGAGTGATGCTAACAAGTTTATGAATACTTATGTTGATATTACAGTTTCAACATTACATGATCAAATCAATACTATTCTACAGTTGAAAACGCAAGCAAAGTTGGCTAGTGACCTCATCGCCGAAAAAGATGGGGTCATTTCCACTTTGAAAGAAGAACTTACAAATGCTAGTAAAAATCAGCAAGAGTTTTCAAAAGCAACTGAAAATGCAACAAAATGGGAACAAGAATACAATGCCATGAAAAACAAGGTGAGTCATATGGACACCTTGACTAATCAATATAATGATCTAAGAAATCAGTTTGTTGATAAGAATAGAGATATTGATAGACTCAATTCTCTAGTAGAATCTATGAAACAACAACTAGAAACAGCCAACAATGAACTAACGAGTGTTAAGAATGAGTTACAAGCAAAAGATAAGCAACTCATTAAGTTAACACCTCAGCCCAAAAAACAGCCGTCTAAAAAGAACATAAATACAAAGATTATAGAAATGCCCTTTGTGGAACAGGAAGATAAGACAGACGACTTTTAATGACCAACACAGTAATTGCTCTAAAGAAATCATCTATTCCAGGATCTTCACCGGCTGATCTAGCTAATGGTGAAATTGCTATTAACTATGCCGATGGTCTTATTTACTATAAGGACATTAACGGCAACATTCAGTCTATCTCTGGTGGTGAAGGTGGTTTCAACTTCGGAACCATCAATGCAGCCGGCACACTGGTAATTGCAGATATCCCAAATGATATTCTTACCTTTAATCAAGGACAGAATATTGAGATTACTAGTTCGGCACTCACAGATGCAATTACAATCTCTGCAAATCTGACACCTGCTATTGATCTTGCTTCGGCAGCATTTGATAGCACTAACACCACTCTTACTTTAACACAAGCAGCATTTGATCGTGCTAATCTTTCAAATGATGTTCTCTATGTGGCGGCCGCCTATGATAATGCCAATGCTGCATTCGATAAAGCGAATGCTGCAAATGTTCTGGCGTATGATACAGGAATAGGCGCTAATGCTTACTCCGGATATCTTTTTGAATTAGCAAATAATAGAATTACAGATACGGGTGCTGGTGCTAATGCTTATGTCATTACAGTTGCCGCAGCCGGTAATAACTATACGATTGCTGTTGGTGTTGCAGGTAATAATTACACCGATGCCGTTGGTGCTGCTGGTAATGCATA